TGTTGCTTTACATTCCAGGATGGTGGTGAACCGTAGGGAGTAGTGAGGTCGACCAAAGTCATCTCCCACAGGAGGATAGCATCCTGCGCAGAGCGCAAGTCGCGTCCTTTTAATGTGTGAGACATCCTTCGGACGGCAGTGCACCGAACGTGACGTTCGATGTCTTTCCAAGTCAGGATAACTTGGTTGAGCCGGTTTGACATATCTGCTACCTCCTATAAATCTTGGGGTAACAGACTGCCGCGGAGTAAGGTCCTTATGCGACCGCTGGATGTCGTACCTGTCTCAAACAGGCCGGACAATAAGCGACCGACAAAGGCCTTAACCATGTCAGCGGTGATATTTTCATTCGCTGGCAACTTCAGTACGATGTGACCTTCTATAGGAAGGGCAACCTCGTAAGAAGGATCGACAGAGTCAACTACTGTCCACACATCCGTCAATTGGCAGAGCACTGATGCTCCACGCCGAGACGGAGAGTAGAGAGTAGTGTCAATACCGGTATTGCGATAAACATCTCTAATTTCATTCATCGCAAAACGATACTTCTCCGGTCGATCGATCGGACTTGTGATATTCGTGATAACGGCCTCACCAGGCTCGTTTGTCCGAATTCTAAAGTCCGCTCCGAAGTTAACTAATCCAATTGGGATAGTTAGCTCTTCAACACCGGCTATGGGTGTATCTGTACGGTTGTACACTACACTTTTGGCCATAATAGGCCTCCTTTCTGTGCGCTTTAAACACGCACGGTAAGATAGGGCTACCGTCGCCGCAACTTTTGCGCGATAATAGCCGTGAGTTCCGCAATGTTGTGAAACTCATCTGGTGAACCAGACCGGTAAAGCGGGAGGTCGAGTGTTTTCTCTATGTTTCTTTTATAAATATTTAGAGATAAGCACCCTGACCATCTACTTCCCTCCGGCAGACCGATACGGTCTAACGGAATCGAATTGATCACAGTTTTCCTCGTCTTGATGGTACCGTGGACTGCCAACGTATTAAGATAAGTGTTGGAGTCAATTCGGGCCAACGTCCGACTCAAATCTGTAAACCAATCGACTACAAAACTGTACGGAATCAAATCCCATGCGTTTTGCAGGGTAGGTAGTATGTCCCAGTCCATAAGTGTCCTAATAAGTGACAAGAATTTGTCGTCAATGGGTGAATAGTAAATCTTAAGATTATACCTATCACTAACACTGACCCCATTTAAGGGACCGTTCTGACACAAGGACACGCGCCCGTCCATCGCACGACATACAGAATATATTTTCTTCTGTTGTTTCGGCGATAACGCTTTTCCGAGGGCATGGCCTAGCTCTCCTGAGTCTCTGATTGTTAATCGGAGACCGTATTTAAAGGAAAGCCAAACGTCAGCCAATTTCTTCATGGATACACGACCATGCAGGATATCCAATATGGATTCCACATCACGGCGTACATTCATGAGATCTCGGGCATAAGCTAAGGAATTAATATCCAGAGCTTGCGCGTTTTGTACTGCGACGTCAGTGAGGTCTCCCCATAACTCCTCAGGAGTCTCAGGGAGACATCGCTCGATATTCTCCCCACAAGCATGTAATGACTGTGTTAAACGGTCAAATAGCTTTGTGGGATCGGGCGACTCACCCAAGGCCGAGAACACGTTCGGTACATTGGAAAAACCAGTAGTCGGGTAGACATCATTAAATGTCGTACTCGTTTTCTGGTTAGTCAATGCCGTGTACGCACTTCGACACTTGATCAATGAAGGGCCCAGGATTTGGAACTGATGAATATCAGACCAATTCCAGAACGTGTCATTGACTCCGTCGTAGAACGAACAATGGACGATCAAATAGTCGCCGCGCCAAAACCAATCAAGCAGTACATATACAGGTTTAGACCTGATAGGGCCAAAATTGCCCACTCTGTACAGCTTGTGGCCACGGTAGACGGCACTGCCTGACTGTCCGTACAGTATCACAATGT